TTCTACGAGCATGCGATGCATCTCCTGAATGACCATCAAAAATCCCCTGCACTTGTAGCAGGAACCATGATGGCAATTGCACAAAGAATATATAAAACCCAGTTAACCGAAGAAGAATATGAGGAAATAATGGACGTGATGAGAGACGCTCCCGTCAAGCCTTATGATATTAAGAAGGAGAGGTTACACTGACTTACCAACAAAAAGCAGGAGAAAAAGCTAAAATAGACGAGGCAGAATTTGCTAAAAGGTTAGAAAATCCTGTTATGGCCAACTATCAGCAAAATAAAAATGAACATTGGGATATGGAAGGAAATTTGAAAGGAGAAACCGAACGGTTTAAATTTGAGATTAAAGGTTTAAAAAGATTTAATCAGAAGAGAGATCCTGAACCTCAGGATAAAATGGCCTGTATTGAATATGTAGGTATTGCAGGTTATCCAGGTTGGGTTCGAGGACTGTCTGATTGTATCGTTTTTAAAAGAATAAAATACGCATGGCTCATTGTTCCAAGGGAACCCTTGTGGAAAATGGTTGAGAAAAAGTTGAAGGAAAGAAATTATTCTCCAACCTCTAAACAATGGTGGGAGGAAAGTAATCCAAGTACCCGAGAAGCATATGCGGAATATGATCGTGCATTTTTTGGGAATAAAGATAAATTCTGTTGGGTGCCTTATGAAGATATTGAACAACTCAAGGATATTAAAAAATTAGATAAATGATCCCTACTATTAAAGATATTATTAATGAAGAAGCTTATTACCGAATAAAGGAGGCGTATATGGCTAAAAAGAAAAAAGCTAAAGTTAAGAAGAAGAAGAAAAAAGCTAAAAAGAATAAAAAGAAAAAGAGAAAATAGTTTAAGAGTTGGGGCGGAAGTTTAATTAATGACGGGGGAACGGCCTCGCAGCTACTACAACGGAACTTCCTAACCTCATCCTGATCTGAGCGTTGTAGTAGCGTCCGTGTAAAATTATGAAGAAAAACGACAGATATAATTATGTCCGTGTTCCGCGGTCCGATGACGAAGGAAAGAGAACGTATGATGTTAAGGGGATTCATTTACCTAGCGTCACGACTATCCTAGCACGGACCAAGGACCAGGGATTCATCAGGAGATGGAAAGCGAAGGTGGGTGAAGAACAGGCTGAGGCTATTAAAAACATAGCCAGCAAGCGGGGCACCTCCATGCACAAGTTTATTGAAGCTTTTATCCTGCAGAAGGGATACGAGGATATGACCTCCCTGGGCCAGCAGGCAAAGTCCATGGCTACAAAGATTATTGAGAATGCTTTACTTCCCGTTGAGGAATATTATGGAAGCGAGGTTACGGTGTACTACCCTGGCCTTTATGCAGGGAGCACGGACCTGGTGTGTATCTACAACGGCAAAGATACTATTGTGGATTTTAAACAGGCAAATAGTCCAAAACGTAAAGAATGGGTTGATGACTATTATATGCAGATTGCAGCATATGCCATGGCCCACGACTATATTCATGGCTCTAACATTGAACAAGGCATCATAATGGTATGTACTCCTGACCTATATTTGCAAGAATTCAGGTTTGAAGGGGTTGAATTGCGTCAATGGAAGCACAAGTTTTTAAAAAGACTTGATGAATATTATGAAATTATAAGAGAACCAACTATAAATGAAAAAGAATTATTAAATGAATTTGAAGAAAACAAAATTAAAGAATAGGGCACTGCAAGTTCACGGGGTTTAATGGAATCCTGACACAAGCTAACTCGGTTGCGGTTTACCCTTACACATTAATAACCGAGTTAGCGCCCATTATAAGGAGGAATAATGGAACATAGAGAAGGAAGCACAATAAGAGAAAGAGTATACAAGGCTCTTATGGCTCGCTATCTAGCCGACCAAGATGAGGCATTGGTTAAAATTGACGCCCTTTTAAAGGGGGAAGTCGTACCAGGGCACTTTGACCTAACTGGCGATATTGATAAATTACTGGCTAAAGTCGCTTTTGCTGCAGAAAAGATGGCAACATTAAGGCGATTTTATGGCACAAATTAGGCACGACGTTTTACACATAGTACTAAAACTGATGAAAGTGTTTTGAAATTTTTTTTATTTCAAATAGAGTGTAAAGTGTCGAAATAGGGTTTTATGTAGTTAAATCAATGACTTAGGACGACGTTTTACATATTTGTAAAATGTATAAAACGTTGTTTGTATGGGGTGCGCGCATGCAAAAAGAGGTTTGCCTAACTAGTTTTGTGACTTTTGGTACTATATAAGGAATTGGATGAAACGTAAAAAATCAAAATACAGGCATGTCGTGATCAACAGGAAGAAGTATTACTTCTATAAGATCTGTTGGTGGGATATTACAGCTGATGGTGGCCATGCCACAGCCGATGAGTTTGATAAGTTTGAATGTTCGAGAATGATTTCATTTGCCTATCTTTATAAAAAGAACAAGCGATTCCTTTGGACGTTTGCTAGTTATGATGAGAAGGATGAAGCCTACTCAGATCGTAATGTGTTTCCTGTTGGATGTATTATTAAGATGGAAAAATTAAATGTGGAATCCCGATAGGATTATTGTTGGGGCTCTTTGTTTGATGACTCTTTTGGCTTCTTATTTATTATTTTTTCAGTTCTGGGGGTGACATTTAAAATTGGTGCATAATCGTCTAAAATTTGTTTCATTTTGGCTTCTAGTTGTTCCTCTGTCATGTCTTCTAGTTTTCCATGTTTTATTATTTTTCGTTCTATGTATAAGCCTCCTGCTTTGCCTCGATTGGTCTCAGCGTTTACAGCAGCTGAAAATGAATTCTTCTTCAAAGCCATCTCTTTGATCCTAGCTAGCTCAGCTACATGAGTATCATAAGTAACTTTGTGCTTTTCTATTCTCTCTTCTTTAAGTTTACCGACATACTGGACTACCAGTGGTGATAATTTAGGGTTTAATAGTTCTGATCCTTCTTGCCTAGCTCTTGTGGTGCTATACCCAGCAGCTATGGCTGCCTCACCCTGAGTCATAGGGCCATCAGGTCCACCGAAGACTATAAATTCGGCAAATCTCATTTGCATTTCAGTTAATCTTTTTGGAACACCCATTATTTTTTTCTTACTTCTTTGGTTAATTTTCTGTCTACTTTAACCTTAGCTCCTTTGGGTAGAACTATCCTTCCATGTCTGGCAGGTTTCCCTCCCCCCAATTTACCAAATTTTTCAGGTACAAATTTCATAAACATTTTTTTCCCAACATTATGTTGCTTTTTACTTAAATCAGATTTTAATATTACTCTTTCTTTTCTAGGTATCTGTTTGGATATATCTTTGACTGTTTTTTTGTGGTCAGAATAAAATCTACCCTCTAACGATCCTTTTTTGGCTTTGCGTCTAGCGTGATTTTTCTGGACAGCTCTATATACGCTTTTAATAGCTCCCATTCCTTTGGTGATTATCATATTTGACAATTTAAGTTAATCTTTTTGGAACACCCATAATAATGAGGTTAGATAAGTTACATATAACATATAATTTATTAATATTCTTATCTAACCTGCTTGACTATTTAAGGTAACACTGATAAAAAGTCAACTATGAAAGAAAAAACAATAGGAGAATTAGTGAAAGAACATCCTGATAAATCTTACAGGGACTTGGAAAGATATAGGGACTCAGATCGTATGCAAGAAGCTCAACAACTTTCTGCATCAGTTAAGGACGAAGGAGAAGAACAAGATAATCCTGAACTGTTTGAGAAAGAAATAGATTACCATAGGTATTGGAAGGATATGTATGAGAAGGAACACAAACTTAGACAAGAAGCTGAAACCGAAACTATCCTTGTTAAAGGTATAGGTATGAACTCACCTGAGATGAAGAAAGCCAAAGAAAGAATTGCAGAGTTGGATAACTCATTATCTATTGCCTTAGAGATCAACGAGGAGCATCAAAGATATAATGGAAAATTACAAACAAGATTGACAGAGTTAGAGGAAGAGAATAAGAAACTAGAGGACACGTTAAATAATAAATTAGAAGACGTGCGAAAAGCAGGATTATAGTGAGAGTTAAAGACCTCCAATTATTTTTATCAAAGTTTACAGAAGCAGATGCAACTGGCCGACAGGGGAATGCCCTGTCGAATGCAGTTATTTTTGTTGAGAAAGATGGTCACCTTCATGAAATTAAACGAATGGAAGTGCATGAACATGCTGTTCCAATCATAGGTCATCGACAGCATTCTGCTCATAGATTGGTTATGAAAACTGTAAAACAATCTCCACTTATTGTTCCTACGAAGCTCAAAGATGACTACTAGTGTTCCCTCAAAAAGCACATGGGTCCAGAAGCTAAATTATATAAAAAACTTAAAGCTAAAACTCCCACAATTATCTGGACAAGGATTGAAAATCTTAGTCTTTTGGGTACTCCTGATCTATTGGGGTACAATGATTCTGGGACCTTTTTCACTGTAGAATTAAAAGTTACAAAGAAGAACAAACTCAAATTTTCTCCACACCAAATTGCGTTCCATGTAGCGCATCCACACAACACATTTATCTTAGCCGAGGCCCTTGGTCCGAGGCTCGTGAAACTTTTCCGTGGTTCACGGATCAGGGAGCTTGCGGCTTGTGGCTTTAAGCTTGAGGCTTGTTGCTTGGGGCTTGATGCTTGCAGCTTGGAGCTCGGCCAGCTTGGAGCTTGAGGCTTGGGGCCTGAGGTTCTTGGTCCATGTTCCATGGATCAGTGTTTAGGGTATGTGACATGTTTAACTTTTGGATCCCAGCACGCGCGGCAGGTTCCGCATTGATTGCCCTGAGACTGAGCTGGGCAGCTGTGGAAGCCTTTATCGACGACCGTGGACCAATGAGTCCAGGCCTTCCCTGGCGCTGTATTATTTTTTGAATTGCTTAATCTTATGACCAGGTTATCTGGGTACGTGGAGCCCTCCATTGGGAGGTATTGCCGCTCCTGTGTTGGCAGCCAGTGCATGGTCCCTGGCGTGTTGTTACAAACTTCATAAATTTTTTTAAGATGCGCAACGCCCTGCAGGTCTCCAGAGTCGTGCCATCTAAAATACTTCTTCTTTTTAACTAAAACTGTCATTGCTTCCACCCATTGCGGATGGGTCAAGGACGCCAGACGGCGTGCCAGTGCTTTTTTAACATTTGAAAAATTGTAACGGCCCTTGAATGCATAACATTTATAGCATGGTGTGCCTGGGATCTGGCGTAGCTTGCTGCCAGTCTGGCATGCGGCCGCTGGCAGGTTATAGCTGCCTTCTGGCATTTTACCTGGCTTACTCAGTCCGCCCGTTATTTTTTTAGCTTCTTTTATTAACATTATATCTTTCTAGATTTTTCTTTATCACATAATTGTGTCTTTTTTTAGGCTTGAAGCTTGAAGCTTGGGGCTTGTGGCCTCCATCCTCAGGCTTGGCGCCTCCAGGGGCTTGCCATTGATCATGATCCGTGGGCCAAACTTAGTCCATTCATTGCTCATGATCTTAAGTTCAGCCGCTATGGTCTGGAGCTGCCCAGCGGATGCGCCTTTAACTTCTATTGTGAATTTT